TGATGATAATTATGGGAGATCATGATGTATAAAGGTATTATCCTAGCTGGTGGAAGTGGAACTCGTCTTCATCCATCCTCTTTAGTAGTATCCAAACAGTTGATGAATGTATATGATAAACCTCTCATATACTATCCTCTATGTACTTTAATGATTGCAGGTATTAAAGATATACTTATCATTACAAATGATAATCAAGTAGATCAGTTTGAAAGATTGCTTGGAGATGGGTCTCATTTGGGTGTAAACATATCATATAAGGTACAGGATAATCCAAATGGTTTGCCAGAGGCATTTGTAATTGCCGAAGATTTTATTGGTGATGATAATGTTTGTATGGTATTAGGTGACAATATTATTTTTGGTAATAACTTAGATAGTATATTAAAAGAATCTCAGAAGGAATCAGGAGCCACTATTCTTTCATATCCAGTGAGAGACCCAGAAAGATTTGGTGTTATTGAGTTTGAGAAATATGATGAAGGGAATGTGGTATCCATTGAGGAGAAACCAGAGCATCCAAAATCCAATAGAGCTTTGATTGGGATATACTTTTTTGATAATAAATGTATTGAGTATGCAAAACAATTAAAACCTTCTAAGAGAGGAGAGACGGAGATTATAGATCTATGTAAGAAGTATCTGGAGGATGATAAACTAAATGTAAAAAATCTAACCAGATCAATGACTTGGATAGATGCAGGAACATTTGACTCTCTTCTTTTAGCATCTAATTTTGTAGCTAATTGTGAACAAATACAATCTTATAAAGTATCCTGTCCAGAAGAAGTTGCATATAAAAATAAATGGATAGATGGAAAACAGTTATTAAAAATAGCAGAGTCCTATCCTAAGAGTGGGTATGGTGATTACCTTGCAAGTATCGTAGAGGATTATTGATGACTATTTTTGTTACTGGTGGTGCAGGATTTATTGGAAGTAATTTTGTACATTACTTATCATCGAAAGGATATGAAGATGTTGTTATTCTTGATAAACTCACCTATGCTTCTGATAAAAAAAATTTATATCCATTAGATTATCCTTTGGAGTATATTGATATATCATCTAGGTATGTTACTAATGGTGCTCTAACAAGATTGTTTGAGAAGTATAAACCAAAGGCTATATTTCATTTTGCTGCTGAAACACATGTAGATAATTCTATTAATGATCCAGATCCTTTTATCCAATCTAATATTTTAGGAACCATTCATCTTCTTAACCTATCAATGAGACATGGAGTAGAGAAGTTCCATCATATTTCTACTGATGAGGTGTATGGTTCATTGGGATATGATGAGGCATCTTTTACAGAGACCACACCTTATAATCCACAGAATCCTTACTCAGCATCTAAGGCAGCTAGCGATCATTTTGTAATGGCCTATCATAATACATATGGTCTTCCAACTATCATTACTAATTGTTCTAATAATTATGGTCCTAGACAGAACGTAGAAAAATTAATTCCTAAGACCATTACAAATATTTTAGATGGGAAGAAGATACCTGTGTATGCTCAAGGTCAAAATATAAGAGATTGGATTTATGTTGAGGATCATTGTGAGGGTATTTTGGATGTTTTTAATGGTGGTAAGGTTGGAGAGAAGTATAATATTGGTGGGGAATGTGAGGTTAAAAATATAGATCTTGTCAGAACTATCATTAAATTAATGGGAGCAAGTGAAGATTTGATAGAGTTTGTTAAAGATAGACCAGGTCATGACTTGCGGTATTCGATTAGTAATGCTAAAATAAGTGAGAAATTAAATTTCTCTCCTACACATAGTCTTGAAAAGGGATTGTTAAAAACAATAAAATGGTATGAAAGTAAAAGAAACCAGTCTGGTTGATGCCTTACTTATTACTTTAGATAGGTATGATGATGAAAGAGGATTCTTTATGGAATCCTATAATGAGCAAGAAATGTCCAAGCAACTTGGATATTATGAATTTGTTCAGGACAATCATTCAAAATCATCTAAAGGTGTATTAAGAGGTCTTCATTATCAGATAGATAAACCTCAAGGAAAATTAGTTCGATGTACTCAAGGATCTGTTTATGATGTACTTGTAGATCTTAGAAAACATTCAGAAACTTTTGGAAAGACTTTTGGGATAGAACTAGATAGACCAGAACTGTTACTCTGGTCTCCTCCAGGATTTGCTCATGGTTTTTATACTATGACAGATACAGCAGAGTTTCAGTATAAAACTACAGATTATTATCATCCACCATCTCAGAGGACTCTAATGTGGAATGATTTAGATATTGAATGGCCTTTCTCTGGAGATCCTGTTCTTTCTCTTAAAGATAGTAGAGGTCAAATGTTTAAAGAGTGTGAAAAGTATGAGTAAAGTTGCTTTAATAACTGGTATTACAGGACAGGATGGTTCCTACCTTGCTGAACTTCTATTAGAGAAGGGATATGAGGTGCACGGTATTGTCCGTCGTTCTTCATTAATTAATACTCATAGGATAGATAACATTTATCCACAATTAAAATTGCATTATGGAGATCTAACTGATGCCACTAATATTATTAGTGTTATTAAGAAGGTCGAACCTGATGAGATATACAATCTAGGTGCTCAGAGTCACGTCAAAGTTTCTTTTGAGATGCCAGAGTATACGGCTCAGGTAGATGCAATAGGAACTCTCCGTATTTTAGAAGCAGTTAGACTTCTTGGTATGGAGAAGAAGACACGTATCTATCAAGCATCTACATCAGAATTGTATGGATTGGTTCAGGCAGTACCTCAGACAGAGACTACTCCTTTCCATCCACGTTCTCCATATGGAGTTGCTAAACTATATGGGTATTGGATAATTAAGAACTATCGTGAAGCATATGGTATGCACTGTAGTTCTGGTATTCTATTTAACCATGAGTCACCAAGACGAGGTGAGACTTTTGTAACTCGTAAAATTACACAAGGGCTATCAAGAGTATCATGTGGTCTGCAAGAGTGCATAGAACTAGGAAATCTTAATGCTAAGAGGGACTGGGGACATGCAAAAGATTTTGTCGAGGCAATGTGGTTAATGTTGCAACAAGATGAACCTGATGATTATGTGATTGCTACTGGTGAACAGTATTCAGTAAGAGATTTTGTCAATAAGGCTGCACCTTTATTTGGTTTAAAAATTGAATGGATGGGTGAAGGATTAGATGAAGTTGGATATGACTGGGGTACTAAAAAAACGGTCATCAAAGTTAATGATAGATACTTTAGACCATCTGAAGTTGAGTCTTTGTTAGGTGATGCTACCAAAGCAAAAGAAAAATTGGGTTGGGAACCCAAAACAACATTTGATCAATTAGTTGAGGACATGGTAATTTATGGACAGTAATAGTAAAATTTATGTGGCAGGTAATACAGGACTAGTAGGTTCTGCTATTATTCGTATGCTTAAGAGTAAGGGATATACTAATATTCTTTCTACTCCACATAGTAATTGGGATTTGAGATCTCAAGAAGATGTTAATAGGTTCTTCAGGATTAATAAACCTGATTACGTTTTCCTTGCTGCTGCTAAGGTAGGTGGTATAGGAGCTAATAGTGAACAACCTGCCGATTTCATCTACGATAATCTGATGATTCAGACTAATATTATAGATGCTGCTTATCGTCATGGTGTTAAGAAACTATTATTCCTTGGTTCATCATGCATATATCCTAAGTTTCCTAAGATGCCTATCACAGAAGATCAGTTATTAACTAGTGCATTAGAACCCAGTAATGATGCTTATGCTATTGCTAAGATTGCTGGTGTTAAAATGTGTCAGGCATATAGAAAGCAGTATGGATTTAATGCTATTGCAGTAATGCCTACCAATCTATATGGGCCTGGAGATAATTTTGATCATAATTCATCACATGTTCTTCCAGCAATGATATCAAAGTTTGATGGTTCACTTGATAAGAGTGAGCATTGGGAAGTTGTTTTATGGGGTGATGGAACACCTATGCGTGAGTTTTTGCATGTTGATGATTTAGCAGAAGCATGTTATACTTGTATGGAAACCTATGATGATTCTGAATTGATTAATATTGGTACAGGTGAAGATGTGACTATTAAGGAACTTGCTGAAACTATTAAGGATGTGGTAGGTTATGAAAATAGTATCAAATGGGATACAGATAAACCAAATGGAACTCCACGTAAAGTTCTTAATGTAGATAAGATTAAGTCATTAGGTTGGGAACCTAAGATTAGTCTTAGAGAAGGTATCGAATCAACATATCAATGGTATAAGGAAACTTTAGTATGAAAAATTTAGCATTAGTCTTTTGTTCTATCAGACCAACTCAACTCACCACACATGTAGGTGATTATAGAGAAGAAGAGTATTTTAAAACTGTTCAGCAAATCGAAAGGGTTCTTCCTGAATCATATGATATGGTTGTTGTAGAAAATACAATAGACGATCCAAGTGAAATTAAAAATCCTGATGCACGGGAGTATTTTTCTAACTTAGAAATTATTTCATTGGGAAGTGGTAAGAACATAGGTCAAAAGAATAAAGGTTGTGGGGAATTGGTAATGCTTAATGAAGCATTAAACCAATTAGATGTTGATAAGTATGAAAACATCGCATATGTAACAGGAAGAAGGCTCTGGTCTTGTCCTTATTCATTTGAGAGAACAGCAAGTTCTAAAGGTGCTGTTATGGTTCAGAATTGTCATGTATATTTTGACGGTACAGTTAGATGTAATGAAAAGAATAACTTTAATGATACTTATTTTTCTATGAAGACTGATGACATGAAAGGGTATGCTGCCTATAGTATGGATAGGTTAGATGAACTCTCTGATAAGCATATTTCTTCTGAGATAAATCTTTATGAGTTTGTTCATGAAAAGAATCTTTCATATGAGATACTTGATTGGTTGGGTATTGTTCGTAACGAATGGGAACGAAGTGGTAATACTAGAGACCTAAACAACTTCCATGTTTGCTAAATTAAAATGAAAATCAGAGACACTATGTTACCTGTTCTTCGACCTGTTGGTGGTGAAGAAGAAGTAAATGCAATAAGAGAATCAATAGAGAGTGGTTGGTGGGGTAAAGGCCCTAAGGTTGCTCAGTTTGAGAAAGAGTTTGCTGAGTTAGTAGGTGCAAAGTATGCAGTAGCAGTTAATAGTGCTACCAGTGGACAGGATTTAGTCTTTAAAGCATTGGGAATTAAGGATTGTGATATCATGAATCCTACTATTTCCTTTATGACTACTGCTGTTGTTCCTCTATGGAATAACTGCACATCTAATATTGTAGATGTAGATCCAGTTACGATGTGTCTTGATCCAGAGGATGTAAGAAAGCATTTAAAACCAAATACCAAGGCAATCATTGCGGTCAATCAGGCAGGTGTTCCTGCTCCTATAGATGAGATCCGTAAGTTCTATGATGGATTCATCATGGAAGATTGTGCACACAGTTGTTATACACCTGGTGCAGGTACAAAGGGTGATGTTGCTGTCTGGTCTTTCCAAGCAGTTAAAACAATGCCTTGTGGTGATGGTGGTAT